GTGCAAGCTCTTTTTCCCTGCCTATCAGACGAGACGTGAGCGTGATATGTACCCGAAGTCGCAACCCGGGACATGCAATATCGTTAGTATTCTGTGTGAAGGATGGTTTTTCTTGCAAGGTTGCAGTACCCTTTTGGGTTTAGCGTCACCTATAAGATGTTTAGCAGCTTACTGACCCCTATCCTGGGGAAGTGAAGCTGCCGCCCCGAAAGGGGCGTACCAGTGCATGCGTGTGTAAGACACTTCCCTGTGGCCATATGGAGATCCCGTCACAAATACCCGATAACGTAGCAAGTTGCACATATTTTAACCAATGCCGCGAAAAACAAAACAACAACCAAGAAAGAAACAACCACAACACAAACAAAAGATCCGCCGAAGGGGAGCCGGCGGTGCACGGACAACCGGTAATCGTTCTACCGGAGCCCGCATCGGTTCTCGAATCGGATCTTTCCTGGGGCACGCAGCCCAAGGTGCAGTTGGCCGCCTCTTCGGAATGGGAGAGTACAAGGAGGCACTCGCCAACACCACTGGTGTGAGCATGGATGACATCGCTGAGAGCGACTCTCCAACTGTAAACACCCTCGTCCAACCCTTGTCAAGTCAGCATGTCGCCATGATGCACTGTGATGAGGAGGGGACCTGCCGAATCACACGTCGTGAATTCGTGACCTTCGTGAGCGTTCAGGACATCTTTGGGTCCAATGTCATCTATATTCAGCCTGGATTTTCGAAAAATTTTCCATGGTTGTCAGGAATTGCAAATAACTGGCAACAGTGGTCCGTACAAGGACTCGCTTATGAGTATATACCGACAAGCGGTCTCGCAGTCTCAAGCACCAACGCCGCCCTAGGGCAAATCATAATGTCATTTGCATATGAAGTCACTTCACCTGGTGAGTGGCCGATTGCATCGCCGCTGCGACAGCTGAACATGAACGGGGCAGTTTCGTGTTCACCCGCCGCCACTGCAGTGTGTTATCTGGAGTGTGACCCCGCGATGAACAATCAATCGACCTACTTCCTTCAAGGTGCACTCGCACCAACATCAACTTATTCTAACCAGAACTACTTCCCCGCCGCACTCATACTCACCACAGGAGGGGCTCAAAATCCAACTGAGTTCCAGTGTGGTCAGTTGTGGGTGACGTACGACATCATCCTGAAACAACCCATCCCCGCGTTAACCATCAATCCATCATCATTCATGTCCCATAGGCTATATAAGGATTACACACAAACGTACTACCGATGGGTGGAGCTCCGTTCCGCACAAGGGCCATTCACCGCCGATGAATACATCGCCTTGTGTTGCGAGGAGGAACGACTCCGTTCTATCTTGTCTAGCGCCGAAGCGCAGGACACTCTCCGGCTAGTCAAAGCTGTTGTTAGAGAGGAGCAGGCTTTGCACGATGACAGCAAAGCGGAAAACGATAAAGTCTTGGCCTACTTGACCAAGACGCCGTATACTGCTCAAATTGCACGCGAACGTGCACACATTCGACGTATTCAGGAGCGTTCTGACGTCGAGCATGGCAACTTAGGTGCTGTGCCTCACCGGGCCCTTTCAATAGGCTCCCGGTCCCAATGTGAAGATGACGCCGTTATGGTGGACGTCGCATCCCCCCGTCGGTGAGGGTCTTCCATTATACATTTTTATTTTTATTTTCTCCATCCTAGCTTCGCCACTAGGAGGGTCGCCCACAGGGGCCGTTTGTTGTGAGAACGTTAAACAACTATCAAGGTTTCCAACCACCCATGAAAGTCTCTACACAGAAATTCGTTACGCTACGAGGTCGCCCCTCCGAAACCAAGGTATCTCCCAAGGCTGATAGATCCACCGGATCGCCAAAGTTCAAAGGAGTGCTCTTGCCTGAACAAAATAAGAATACGCTCGCTTTCGGTACGACTGAAGAAGTCATCCCATCATTACCCATCGCACAAGAGCAAGACCAAATGGTACGTAAATGTAACCATGGTATCATCTGCCAAAGAACTGACCTACACACTCACACGGGGAAAGTTTTGAAGGCATACTCGCGTAGAAAGCGCGAACAAGCTAACAAGGAACAAAAACTAAAGAAAGAGAAAGAAAAAGACCCTCGAGATTTGAGGTGGCGTGTCTGCCAACTCACACTCGACGAGTGCCCCGTCAAAGGGGAGCATGGTCATTTCGATCGGCCCATGCGGCGCAGCGATGTACGCCTCGCCAATCTGGGGGATCTCACGGGGAAGGATGGCGAGGAGGCAATCCGTTGTCATGAATTAATGACGGATTTCTCATTGCTGCGTCGCCCACCCTGGACTTCCCCTGACGCACCGTGCTGCGGACATGGTTGTCAAGCAAACCATGAGCACATCACTGAAGAAGGTCCACAGCTCGACGCTGAGGACTACTATATTCCACAAGACGATGAAGAGGATCACATGTTTGATCAAGCGAGCCCTTTGCCTTCAATCGAAGAGGAAAAACATGTGGATATAGTTAATGAGAACAGTGACATCCTGGAAGAGTCCACTATCGAACCCATCATGGCGAATGGGCTAGTGCAGACTGAATCACCCATCGACCTCCCCCCACCAGAAGAGAACTTATCTAAACTTACGTTACCCGTTCACACGGAGAAAGAGCGCGCTCTTGAAGTTCTTGGAGAATCATCATCCGAGGTCAACCCTGGTGAAACGCCTTCGACGGCATCCCAGACACAACACAAAGTCTTCATTTTTACGGATAATAGTGGAGCCCTTTTGGTAGATGAATCGAAAGGCACATTTTGGAGAGGAACTCGCGAATTTCTTGCAAGACACACATTCCTCGTGAAGAAGCAAGAAGTGCATGTTGGCAACCAGCCAGGGCACTATACCTTGAGTGAATTCCGGCAGGAAATCAACAAGGACATCGCGGGTTTCAGATGGTTCTGGCAATCCGACTCCAAGATCAAAGCCGAGCAACGCGTTGAAGAGTTCAACGAGTTCGGAAGGCGCTACACGCATGTACGCGAGGCGAGTGTTTACACTGTCCTTGTGGAATACGTGTTGTCGTATCCAGCTCTCGCCGCTCGCACCACCAGCCTTGTACAAAACGGCGTGGTAGATAAACTCACCCTACTTCAAATCGACCAGTTGATTTCACTGCATCGTGACTATAAAGCCTTTTGTCTAGATGCGAGTGTCCTGGCCGACACCAGATGCCACCTGATCAATCAGGTGTATCTTCGTGGGCTACGAGCAGAGTCCATGAAGAACAAGACGCCGGGTTCGACTACCAAGGTGTCTTTTCAACGAAGGGCGCGTATTATGGATGTGTCACCCCACGCGCCCCTTTTAAAGTCAGACCAGTTGATGCAGACGTCGATCCCTTATACCACTTTAATGAGGGCTTCGAATCGCTGGTAACTGACAAGGAGGGGGGGAGTAATCCTTATTGGGTCCAGGGTCGCCTCTGCTTCCCGGAACCAACCCCTATAGAGTCATCTTTGTGCAAGAAGGATGGCTCGTACTTCAGCTTCTTCGGTCCCTGTATCGCTGATTCTGGAGTAGTGTATAAAAATTCCAATCACAATGTTTCATTGGGACTCCAACGCCTCACCAAAGTTAGAGTCCCACTTTTAATAGGTTACGATCAATTTCTACAATCTCAGCAAGAACACTACATTAGCACACTTACACCATTTATATCAGATTTACAGTCGGCCTACAGTCAAACATTCTTCGGTTATTCGTCTATGATCGAAGAATGTGAAGACCACCACGCTGACCCACACCAAAAGAAGGAGCTCCGCATCGCTGCGAGACAAGACCTCATGGCCTTGAATTTGTACTTTGACAAGACGTGGATGTTGCCACGTCGTTTGACAGAGTATAAACTCAAGACTATGGAGGTCGCGAAACCCGGGAAAATCCCACGACTCATCGGTGATCTCGGGGTTCACGCTTCACTTCAAGGCTTCCGGTTGACTTCATTTATGAAGAAAGCCATGGCCAATAACATCATACATATCAATGGAGGTACTATCCAATTTTGTCCTACACCCGATCCCTTTTGTCTTCAAGAGGTTTTCGAGAAACTCATCAACCCGCCTGGACGTTTCTACTTCGTCCTCTTCTCAGACGACTCGTGTCTTGCTTACCGCCTGGGTGACAAGATTCTACGTTTTAATATTGATATCTCTAGTTGTGACGCATCTCACACGGAGTTCTTATTTGGGATGTTACGATCCCTTTTCCCTGTCAATCTCCAGTCTGAAGTGGACCAACTGATCGCTCAGTGTCGGGCTCCCATCACAATCCACGATCGCAATAACAAAAAGCGAAAAGTGACGCTCAAACCAAAGACGCCACGACTGTACAGTGGAAGTACCTTAACCACCACCATAAATAATGTTGCTAATATCACCATCGCTCATTCTATATCCACATGCGAAATAACCTGCGCCAACGACATCATCAAAGCAGCTGCGCGCACCGGTTACATTGTTACATGTGAGGATTGTGATGACTGGCATAAACTCCAGTTTCTCAAACACTCACCTGTTCGATGTTCCCAAGGTGTGATCAGACCCCTCCTCAACATCGGGGTTCTCCTACGTCTTAGTGGGAGGTGCAAAGGTGACCTACCTGGTTCAAAGAACACTCCCTTGGAAGCTCGCGCTCGAGCCTTCCAAGCGTCCCTCCTTCACGGTGCGTATCCCAAAGCTAGCTTCACTCTGATCGACAGATTGAAGGCAAAAGCGGGATCGCCGACACCGTTGTACGATCGTTTTGTTGCTCCCGAGTTGAGTTACAAAGTGGTCGACCGTGAAGAGTACCCCGCCTTCCACGTTCCTAGTGAGGAAGTGTGGGCGCGTTACGAGTTAACCGAACTAGAAGTTGCTGAGCTTGAGGATGGTTTTGGGTCATGCTCGTACGGTGACCACTATCAGGCTTCGGGACCAAACAAGGTCCTCAACTGTGACTACGGACTGACCGGTCAACAGTTCCCTGAAACACCGCAAGACCTCGAACCATAATGTACATATTGTATATACACATCACAAAACATGCTGTCTCACATTCCAACTGCACTTGGACGGTCAACGCGACAATTTCGATTGTTTGGTGCGCCGAAAGC